CGCGCCGCCGTCGAGGCAGAGCGGGCGCAATGGATGTCAGGTATCAATGACCTCGACGCCGTGGTTCATGCGCTTGGGATTGAGGACAGCCACACCAACCCCGCGGAGGCGGTCGCGTTACTGTATGCGCGCATTGTCGCCCTAGAGACTGCGTTGAGCGGCCTTCTGAACACTACTTGTGAAGAGCGACAGAACCCCGCGGTGTGGTTTGCGCGAGTGGATGCCGCCCGTGCGGCGCTCTCATGAGGAAGCCATGAGCGATGACATTGTACAGCGCGCTTTCGATCTTTATGAGCAGGCTAAGCTTCTAGCCGACGCGGCCGGGAAGCTTCTCGCTGAATGCTGTCGTCTGAACGGGAGAATATGCGCCTCCGCGCCGCCGTCGAGGCAGAGCGGCAAAAGCGTGAGGATGCCGAAGCAGACGCCCTGCGGCTGCATAACGAAAAAATGGATTTCTTTGAGAGATAAAATTGTTCATTTTTCTGTGGACATCCTACCGGTATGTGGTAAGCTAGCATGACTGAAACAGGAGGACGACATGACCACACGGGTAACTAGGCAGCAGGCGGACCACATCGTGGGGCGCGTGTCTGGCGTCGCGGAAGGCGACACGCGCCTCCAGGCCGCTGAGAAGGCTCTGGCGACCATGAAGGCCGCCGGCATGCCCCGCTTGGCCATCCGCAAGGCTGAGAAGATGGTCGACCAGATCAGGACTCACTGCGGGACGCCGGCGGGGTCCACCCCGCCGACCGGGAAGAGCACGCGGAGCTGGGCAGCCGGGCGGATCGCGATCCACCGGTCGCGCGGCAGGGTCGAGCAGGTCGCGACCATCAAGGTCGTGATGCCGCTGAAGGACTGACTTCAAGTTCAGGTGTTTACAAACCAGGAGGACTGAGAGATGACTAACGTGAGCTGGACGGACAAGGACTTCGCGGTCATGTCGGGACCGCAGCTGGTGGCGTGGTGGAACGACGCTGTGAGGATCGCGCAGCAGTACCAGATGATCAGCTACAAGCCGATCCAGAAGTTCGAGAGCCGGGAGATGGGCATCAAGCGGTGCGCGCTCTTGGCCTCGTCACTCCGGGCTGCGAAGAGCGGCGAGGAGGCGGTGGCGGCTCGCGACAGCGGGCAAGCAGAGGAGGACGTGGTGGCGAAGAAGGCGAAGGTGGCGAAGAAGGCGAACGGGGAGAAGAAGCCCCGCAGCGGCGGGAAGCCGTGCAAGCCGGCGGCCGAGATGAAGACCATCCGGACCGGCACGGACAGGTACCGAGTGCTCAGCCTGGTGGACGGGAAGAGGACACTGAGCAGGATCGCGGAGCTGGCGGAGATGAAGCCCGGGTACGTCCGGCAGCACCTCCACGTAGCCAACCGCGACGTCGGCGTCGGGTACAGCATCAGCGCCGACGAGGTGGTGGAGCTGAAGTTCCCGGGCTCGAAGGGCCTGGCGGACTACACCAAGCAGCCGGCAGCGTGAACGTGCTCGACTTCGTCGGCATAGCACAGAGGATCGGGGTGGCGGCCTACGTCATCCTGGTCTTCTTGTGACTGCCCCCCCTGTTTACAGGCGCGGGGAACTGGAGTATGCTTGGTGAACATGGTTGATCGAACCAGATTCCTCAGAGGGCCGCAGTCAGTGCGGCCCTTTTTTCTGGCACGGCATTGGAACTTTCCAAACAAATGCCGACCAATGCCGGAACCAATGCCAGTATCTCGACGCCGGATCAGGGGGTTAGCTGCTCCGGCATCAGAGCATTGGCAGATCTCCCCGAAATTCTGAAAATAAAAAAATAAAAATCTGGCGAACAGCCAATGCCGGGGTGTGAAGCCAGATATGTGCGTACGCGCAAGATGTTAGCAAGCATCAGTGAGGCATTGGATGAAGGATGCTTCAGATGCTGTAGTGATAAGCGATTGATATCGTTCAGGAAAAAGTAGGCTCAGCGGCATTGGTCGGCATCACTTTCTAATGGAAATGAAGGAAAGTGATGCTCCAGACAATTTACATTTGAGAAAGGACGGGAACAACAAATTTTATAAGTCTATTGGTGATCTAGAAGTCACATCTTCCCCTGCTTTTTCATATGCATGAAATTCGTCCGGAGCTCATGCATGCGTACGCATATGGCTGTATGCGGATGTGTGCATGTGTAAGGTCTGGGCAAGATCAGGTGTTTACAGGTCATCTCGGGATGGATTAGTCTCCCCGGCTATGGCTGGGTGGGCGGTCGTCCAATCGTATTCTGGTCAGGAACCTCGCGCGGAGGCGAACCTCGCGCGCCAGGCGTTCGAGTACTATAGCCCGAAGTGCGAGGTCCGCCAAGGGTCGCGACGGGTAGTCCGCCAGCTGTTCCCTTCATACCTGTTCGTGCACGTGGGTGACCACTGGCGGTCGGTCCTGAGCACGTACGGCATCCTTCGGGTTCTGATGTCTGGGTCCGGCAGCCCAGCTTTGCTGCCCCAGAGCGTGATCGACGACCTGCGGGGCCGCACCAACGACGAGGGCGTGATCCCGCTGGTCGGGTCCAGGTTCTTCCCCGGCCAGCGCGTAGTCGTGCTGCGGGGGCCGTTCGCCGGGTGCGAAGGCGTGTACGAGGGGCAGAGCGGCTCCGAGAGGTGCCGCATACTACTGGCTTGGCTCGGCCGAGCGACGGTCCGGGAAGACTGCCTAGACGTCGCTTGAAGTAGAGCCCTCGGCGCGATGGTGTGCCGAGCTCCCTGCGGTAGCCATGCGCGAAGTGACCCCGACCAAGTTCCTCAAGCCCTGGGCTGAGTACGACTTCTTCGACCGCCAGAAGGCTGACGCGGTCCTCGAGCTGGTGAGCAACGGGATGTTCATCAAGGACGCTGCTGAGGTGGTCGGAGTTTCAGCTCGGAGCGTCCACTCGTGGACCATCAGCGACTCCAACGGGTTCCGTGCCCAGCTAGCAGCTGCTCGCAAGTCTAGCGCGGCTGTCCATGCAGAGGACATCGTGCGGATCGCGGACGGCCAGGCTCCCGTCATGAGCTGCCCCTCGATCGAGGCTGCAGACTCGGAAGCCATGCAGCGGTGGATCAGGGACTTCAACACGACGGACCGGGACCGGCTGCGGATCCAGGCGCGTCAGTGGTACGTGGGGAAGCTTTCCCCGAAGGAGTTCGGCGACCGCGTCGAGGTCACGCACCAGGGTGGGGACACGCCGATCGGCCATGCCCACGCGCACGCCAACATGCCTGATGACGAAGCACTGCGCCTGTTCAGCGAGAATGCTCGCCGGATAGAGCACAAGCGGTAGGGTATGTTATCCCGTGTCGAGTGGCCGCCGCGATACGCCGCAGTCCTGGCTGAGCGAGACGAGCGCCTGCAGAAGGTTCGGTCCTCCCCGGCCATGCTGCGGGGGGCCAAGCTATACTACCGGGAGCACCCGGGCGAGTTCATCAACGACTGGTGCTTCACCCGGGACCCGAGGAACGCGGCCAGAGGGAAGCTCACCAAGCTGCCCTTCGTCCTGTTTCCCCGACAGTGGGAGCTGGTAGAGTTCTTCCACGACTGCGTCAAGAGCGGTGCTCCAGGACTGGTGGAGAAGAGCCGGGACATGGGGGCCACGTGGCTCGCTGCCTCGTTCTCTGCCTGGATGTGGCTGTTCTACCCAGGTGCGTCCGTCGGGTGGGGCAGCCGCAAGGCTGAGCAGGTGGACAAGCTCGGTGACCTCGACTCGATCTTCGAGAAGATCCGCGTCGGGATCCTGGACCTGCCGGTCGACTTCCTGCCCGCTAGCTTCGACGCCAAGGACCACATGTCCTACATGCGGATCGTCAACCCTGAGAATGGGGCGACGATCACCGGGGAGAGCGGCGACAACATCGGCCGAGGCGGCCGCAAGTCTGTGTACTTCAAGGACGAGTCAGCCCACTACGAGCGGCCCCTGAAGATCGAGGCTGCTCTGAGCGACAACACTGACGTGCAGATAGACATATCCTCGGTCAATGGCACGGGCAACCCGTTCCACCTCAAGCGCGAGGCTGGCTACGAGTGGTTCTCGGGCGACCAGATGGACCGGAGCCGCACGGCGGTGTTTGTCCTTGACTGGCGAGACCACCCGGAGAAGACGCAGGAGTGGTACGACGTCCGGAAGTCGAAGCACGAGGCCGAGGGGACCACGCGCCTGTTCGCGCAGGAGGTCGACCGGAACTACGCTGCCGCGGTCCAGGGGACTATAATCATGCCCGAGTGGGTGGACGCGTGCGTGGACGCGCACCTGCTGATCGAGGGCCTGGACTCTGGCGGCTGGTGCGCTGCCCTGGACGTGGCCGACGGCGAGGATGGGGACCGGAACGCGTACGCTGCTCGCAAGGGCCTGGTCCTGGTCGAGGCGGACGAGTGGGGAGCGAGGGACACCGCGGTCACTGCTCGGAGGGCCGTAGAGCTCGCGGCCGAGCACCCCTGCGACGTCAACTACGACTGCATCGGGGTCGGCGCTGGGGTCAAGGCCGAGGCGAACAACCTCCGGGACGCTGGCGTGATGCCCCACGGGATCAAGTTCCTGCCGTGGAACGCTAGCACCTCGGGGATCTCTGACCCGGACAAGCGCGTCATCCCGGGCGACAAGCAGTCGCCCCTGAACAAGGACTTCTTCGCGTCTAGGAAGGCCCAGGGGTGGTGGCACCTAGCTCGGCGGTTCGAGAAGACGTGGCGCGCCGTCGGCTTGGTCCGGCAGGGGCAGGCTCACCCGTACCGCCTGGACGAGCTGGTTTCCATCGATGGCACTATCAAGCGGCTGATGCAGGTCAAGAAGGAGCTGTGCCAGCCGACGATGGGGAAGACGCCGTCCTTGAAGATGCAGGTCGACAAGACTCCAGATGGCACTAGGTCCCCCAACCTGGGGGACGCGGTGATGATGGTCTTCCATCCCGTGAAGACCGGGTACGATACGTCTCTGAGGTGGGTAGCATAGCATGGCGAACGTCTGCATCATCGAAGGCTGCACCACCGAGGTCAGTGTCACGGTCCACACCTCGATCTGCCACGATCACTGGCGCGCCCTCCCGATCGAGCTGCGCAAGCGCTGGTGGAAGGAAACCGGCTTCGGCCGCCGCGATCCTAGCCTGGAGCTGATCTCGCGGATCAATAAGACCTTGGCCGTCAACTACGCCGAACCGGACGTATTCCCCGAGCAGCAGGTGGACTACGAGAAGATCGGGCACGAAATCCCGGTCGTCACCACCCGCGACCCAAACTTCCCCAACTATGTTAAGCCAAAGGTCAAGGGCCAGAAGGCCAATTACCCAACCTTGGAAGAGCGGATGCTCCAGGGCAAGGCGGCACCTGGAAGCGAGACCGACGCCAGCAAATACTACGACGAGATCGGCAAACTGCAGGCCGGGGCACCTTCCCCAATTGGTGGGAAGCGTTGACTCAACCGTTCCCAAGACCTACGCTTATCTCCTAGCCCGCGTCCTCCCGGTCCAGCTCAAAGGTAGGCTGATCCAGGAGCATGAGCACCGGATCTATCGTTCGGTGGACGAGGTCAAGGCCGAGCTGAACGAGCGTGGCCTGCCAATCGAGAGGATCTTCCATTGAGCTGTCCTTACGATTTCTGCGACTTCCCGTATTGCGACTGTTGCCGGGCGAGATGTTCTCGGTCTCGGCTTGAGTTGCGGAGGGCACCGAGAAACCAGAGGGAGGTACGAGTCTACAAAGAACGCCCGGATGGATCCAAGGACTATTCCTTCTACGTGGATAATCATGGTGGATGATGGTCCTGTGTCAGTGAGGTTAACACATGGCTAAGCTCTTCCTGCACACAGACGGCAGTGGTCGTTGCCAGCTAGTCAATGGCGATGGAACTAGTTACACCTTGCCAGACGAAGGCAAGCTAGTTGCCACTGAGGAGTGGGAGGGCAAGAAGGTCAAGAAGCGGGAGGTGGCCCTCTACCTAGCCGGCGGTAAGCGCATCGAGGTCTACTAATGAACCGACGCGAAGCAATCTTCAGCGGCCTTGCTGCCGCGGCCGCCTCCGCCCTACCGGGCGTAGCGATAGCCGTTCCTGAACTCAAGGTGCGGGTCCGGTTCCCGAGTGGGAATTGTGGTTGGCATGAATGTCCCTACTACCAAGACCTGACGCCGGAAGAGAACGTCAAGGAGTGGTCGCGGAATTGGGAAGGTGCGAAGCATGGTCCTGATGGCAAACTAATCCGTGATGAGAGTGGTAAGGTGGTCCGCTTCCCACACCGCGCCATCGCCGTTGTTCTTCCGTCCGGGATCGAGCCCCAACCGGGGGAGTTTATCCAATGACCCGCGACGACGTTGAGCATCTGGCACAGGTGGTGCAGTCGATGCACCAAGCGGTGGACGAGGAAGCCTTCCTCCGCCTGATCTACAACATGATGTGGGCCATCCGCCGCTCGTCGCAGACGGTAGAGTTCGACCCTGGGCGCTTTCGCTTGGCTTGTCATAGCGAAGGCTTGGTGTTCGGGGACCCAACCTTAGTCTAAATGCGCGAAGTTGTTCCGATCATCATCGTCATAGTGGCGGCGCTCTTAGTGTTGAGCGCGTATTGGGCGCTCAGTGGGTTGCACTGGTGAGCACGCGCAAGGATGACTGGTTTGGTCGGCTGACCTATGCTGAGGAGCTCGACCTGACTGTCGCAGCCGCGGTGCTCGTAGTCACCATCCTGTTGATCCACTTTGTGACTTAACACCCCTCCTGAAAGGAGCGCCCAATGGCTAATGCGTGGTATCCAAAGTACAAAGAGAACGTGCTGGCAGGTACTTCCGGCTACGACCTCGACAATGACACGTCGAACGATGGCCCGTACTGCGCCCTCGTCGACACCGGCACCTACACATACAATGCTGCCGACACCGTCTACAATGCCGGCACCGGCTCTGACGTCGAGAGCGCCAATCAGGGCACCGACCAGCGCATCACCGGTCCCACTGTCACCAACGGTACGCTCGATGGCAGTGACCTGACGTTCACCTCGGTGACCGGTTCTAGCATCGAGGCGCTGGTGATCTACCGCCACAACTCCGGTGCAGACACTACGTGGCCGCTGACGCTGTACCTTGACACTTCGGTCACTGGTCTGCCCGTCACGCCTAACGGTGGCAACATCACCGTCACCTGGAATGCGTCGGGCATCTCCACCATCAGCGACCGCCGCCTCAAGGACAACGTCAGGCAGGTCGGCGAAGTCGGGGTGCTGCCGGTCTACGAGTTCAACTACCTCGGCGAGGAGTGCACCCGCGTCGGCCTGATGGCGCAGGACGTGGAGCAGATCGCCGCCGACTGTGTGGTCGCCGCGTTCGGTAAGTACAAGGCGGTGCAGTACGATCGCGCCGTCGAGGCTGCTCTGCGCCTAGCCAACTGATGGACGACGTCTGGCCGAAGCGGCGAGCGTTCATCCACACTAGCGAGTCGGTAGTGAGAATGACCGAGACTGACCCGAACCCGATCAATCTTGATCCGCTGCGGAACAAGTTGGACCCGATCAAAAAGACCGGGCCTGACAAGCAGCACGAGCTGTTCCGCAATTTGTCGAAGGTCTGCCACGGGTTCGGGGCTGATGAGGTCATCGGGGCCTCGATCAATTTGCTTGTGAACACCATCCGCCAAGCCTACGGCCACCAGGACATGGCGGAGAGAAGGTGGAACGAGCTGTTCGGGCAGTTCAAGACCGTCTT